ACCTTCTATTGTAAAATTTGGGTATATTTCTATAATTTCTAGTTCTAAATCCCTTAAAGATTCTATCAATTTAATTAACATTTCTTTTTCATCTATACATATACTGTCTAATATAATATTAGATATATCTATCTGATTAGCAAAATCTTTACATCTTGTAATGACTTCAAATGCATTAACATCTTTTTCTTTAGTGCTTATTTCTGTGACCTTTTCCATTTTAAATATTCTGAAGCTTCATAAGGGTTAAATATTGTTGTTATTTTTCTGTTATCATCATCTGAATATTTAGGGTCTATTATTGTAACTGGACAATTAAAAATATTCTTATCATCTAATCCTAATCTATTTGCATATTCATCCATTCTTTTAAAAGATGCAACTTGTAAGGCGTGAGAAATTAACCCTGATGCTGGGTCTTTTAAAACTTGATAACCGGAAACGTGAGTATGTCCAGCTGTTACTATGTGGTCTCGCCAACCCATCTGAATAGCTTTACTTACTCCGTGAGCTGAGTTCCACATCGAATTACCTTTAAAAGTATGCCTAGCATTTACTCTTACGGTTGATTTATTAGGAAAATTTAAATTAAGTCTAACTCCGTGATTTGCATAAGTAGTTCTAGTGTTATTTCTCATAATAAATTCTATAGGGTCACCATCACCTGACCAAACATCGTGATTTCCACCTACTAAATATAACCAAGGTAATTTATTTAAAAAATACTCTGTAAGTTTCCAAGATTCTTTTGCAGTTGTACTTTGTTGGCTATAAAGAGCAGCTAATCTGCCTACCCAGTTATTTTGGACATCCCCTAAATTCCCAGCAAACATTCCTTCTGTATTTTTAATTACATCGCATATCCCAAACAATTCACCTAAATCAGTTCCATCATCATCTACGTGAGGGTCTCCAAAATGACATATTCCTATTACTCCATCAATTTTTATATTAACGTGAGTTAAATTATAATATTCTTGAACATTGTTTTTAATCTTAAACTTTTTAACTCTGTATTTAATAATATCATCAACAGACATTTCAGATTCAGGTTTAATTTCTGGAACCTCAAAAGAGTTTTCATCTTTTAACTGTCTTAATGTATGTGATACAACTCCACATTCTTTGCATTTATATTTCTGTTTACTTTCTTTTTTTGAAAAAGCTTGAATACCAGCTTTCATTAAATTAGGAGATAAACATTGAGGACAACCCATCAAAACATTATTCTCATTTTTAAAAAATTTTGTTATGCTATCTTGTTGAATCATTTACAATTTCCTTAAAATGCTCTATAGTTCCAGCACCTTTCTCTGTATTATACCATTTTTTCCAATATCTTGCTTGTTCATCTATTGTCTTAGGTAGTTTTTTAGGAACTCTCCAGTAATGCAATCTGCAAAAAACTATCTGTGCAGTAATATTTGTTGTTAATATTTTTTTCCAATCTGATTCTGTTGGATTTATAAAATATTTCCAATCTAAATAACAAATTTCAGCAACTTTTTTCATTAAAGAATCCCTATATTGTAAGTAATCTTTACAAACGGAAACAGCAACCCACGGCTCACATTGAAAAAACCCTCTAGCAATATTAGACCCACCTTTCTGCATTAAATATTTATATTTAGATTCAACTAGCCCTGTATTATAAACTAACATCATAGCGTCGTGAGAATAATATTTAAAACCCATATCTTCTAATGTTTCTTTAATAAGGGCTAGCATTTGTAATTGGTAAATCATTTTTTATTAACTTTTCTAACTTTTACTATTCTTCTTTTCTTCATTGGTTTTTTCTTAGTAATTCCGTATCCTTTACCTTTTGGCATTATCTTGTTCTCCTAACTTTTTTAGATGTTTTTTTACTATATTTAGCACTCTGTTTGCCTTTTGCAGTAGCTTGTCTTTTCTTACGATTTTCATAAGCTTTTTGACTAGGTGTTAAACTCTCCCTAACTTTTTTAGGTAGATACCGACCTTTTTTCTTTCTTGGTTTATCAGCATCACTTTTTGTGATATATCCCCAATCTTGTTTTGTCCACTTAGATAAAGAATTCTTACTAGATTTTTTGCCTTTATACCCACCACCAGCTTTCTTATATCTCTGAACAGCTAATTGACTTTTACGAGCAGACCATTCATTTTTCCGACCACCTTTATTTCCTCTCTTTACAGATGAAACAATTCTTTGCCATAGTTTAGGTTTAGTTTTTTCAGAAGTAGCCATTACCATTTAACCTTATCTGCCCAATACGCACCTGACATTTTACCCCTTGCAATATTTTTTGCGTGTCTAGCTTTAAATGATTTGCGTTTAGCTTTCATAGCTTTTGATTCAGATTTTTTAGGTTTACCAGCAGTATTTGCACCTTGTTGACCAAATCTAATTAACTTTGTTTTAGTACCTTCTTTAGCTAAAACCATATGACTATTCTTTTTATGTTTAGGAGTTCTTTTAGGTTTATTGTATCCTTTTAATCCAAATCGTTTTAATCTAGGGTCTTTAGTCACTATATACCCAGTTTACTTAACAATACTTTTTTAATTACTTTCCATAAAGCTTCCAATATAGCTTTTTCTGTTTTTTCAGATATAATTGGTATATCAACATTTCTATTAATTTCATCAATTAATTCATCTTTCGTTGAATCTCCTAATAATTCATCTGCTATCATTTTCTTTAACATTACATTAACCTCATTATTGTGTTTACTATTACAGGAAAAGTTATTAAAGCAACCCCTCCCCAAACTTGCATTTTTGCTATATTTATTTCGTGCCTACCTACAGAACCGTTTAAATCTTTTAATTGTTTTTCCATTCTATTTAAAGTAGAATAAATGTTTTTTAATTTTTCATCGTGTCTTGCGTAGATTGTTCTGTACTCTTGATTATCCATTAACTTCTTCCGTTTCCGTTCATTCTAGACATAATACCGTCCATCCTAGATAGTTGTTTTTCTAAATCGCTTATTGCTTCCATAGTTTGTTCATACCTTCTATCTCTTACAGCATCAGATTCATTCCATCTTGATATAAGTTTTATTATCATTCCTTCCATATTATTAATACTTTCAGATTGCCCTTTGTTTTCTACCTCTAAATCTTTTAATGATACTTGTTGTGCTTCTGATTTTTTAGATAAACTCATAACTAAATAAACAAGTAATGCTCCGCAAATTCCTATCATACCCGCTTCGCCATATATTGCCATCATATCCATTACTTTCTCCGCTTTTTACCCCAACTCAATGGGTTTATGTTAAATTCTTTTTCATAAAAAGTTATCTTTTTTGATAACTCTTCCCTTTCAGCCCTTTCTTCCAAGATGTGTTTATTAAGTAAATCCCCAATGCGTTCATTCGCATTAGCCAATTCAGTTTCAAGTGTTCCCAATCTAGTCTCAATCCTATAGTAGCCATACACGAGAGTGCCAACAAGAACAAGAATTTGTCCAAGCCAGCGGATATTGATACTGACAATAGCGTTATCATCCACGACAGCACCTCGATAGCTTCTAGCTGTTTTAACTTCTTCACTCATTTTTTCCTTATTAGTTCCCATCTGCTATGAGTAAAACACCAGTTGTCTGAATTAATATTAATTTTATCTGCATAAAAATGACTTGTAGAATCTCTATCAACAATTTCTATATAAGAATACATAGTTGAATCTTCAGAAAGACTACCTACTGACCAACCATTTGAACAACTACCCAACATAGATATAAGTAAACTTAATATTATAACTTGTATTGCTATCTTCATATACAACTTCAAAATCTCCGCTTTTCTTTTTTATTATTTTATTGCTCATCTATTTACCACTTGATTATTAATTAATTTATGTTTTACCAAGTCAATGCGCCCATTAGTTTGATTATGTTTTTCACCGCACTTATCCAAATAAAACTCTTCAGCAGTTTGGAATGAGTCAGTTCTTTTTTCAATTACACCATCTACTAAAACAAAATAATCTTTAGAATTAGGATAGGTAATAGTTACTAAGGATTCATCTGCCATTTGAACTTTCTTAACCATATTAGGGCTAGTGTTCTTATGAATAACTATATCGTGACCTTGAGCGCATCTCCTTACAATCATTACTCTGCTTCTTCCTCAGAGTTTAATGATTTTCTAAGCATATTAATAAACGCTTCTTTACCAACAGCTAGTTGGTCAGCTATAAACTGATTGCTATTCTGTTTGTTTTGAATATCGTTTATATGATTTACCATCATCTTTTGCTCGTCAGTCATATCCTCTATGATATATTCTTTATCATCTAAGTTCAAGACTGGCTTCTTTTCTTTTTTTGCCATTATTGACTCCTTGTTTGTTATTTACTTTCTAATTCTTTTACTTTTGCAGATAACTCTTGTACTGCTTTAACTAATATTGGAATAAGATTGCCATCAGCTATTGTTTGAGTACCATCATCTGATTGTTTCCACATTTTAAAGCCTTCTTTAAGGCTATCGTGTTTATCTATTACTACTTTTACTTCTTGAGCTATAAACCCGTGCAATGATTCTCCATATTCTTTCCCTAATACTGGTTCATCAGAATCTTTATATTGAGGCATAGACTTATCTATATCTTTTGCTTTTTTCCAATTATATGTAACTGGTCTTAAATC